ATTCGGGGTCCCCTCGGGACTAAATGTCCCCTCTGCTTGTCGCGGCTTTCGCGGCAACTGGCAGTCTTAAACAAACTTCATCTCTTGGTTCTTGTTCTGCGAACAACTTTGAAGTTGTATTCGTAGATAATAGATCCATTAGATTCGGTTTGTGTAATCTTATCTAACAGTGCCATGAACCAAGGGCCAATTTTCCAGTCCTGAGATTCGAACGTTAAACAAAAACGTAAGATTTTCGGGTTGTTGGGATCTGGCTCCGTCCATAGCGTTGCGGATTTTGGTTGCATAAGACTTCCTTTCTCAACGGAGGAAATTCCGTCATGGGTTACAGTCGTGTCAGGTCTGTAGGGCCTACTACCGTTAATGGTAGTGTGCACTACAAATTCCAAGTTGGAAATTGCAGCAATGGTAACTTAGCTACGCAATCCGAGGGCGATTCTAACTCCGCAAGGAGTTATACGTTCGAAGAAATGCGTGACATAGTTACGCCGCGATTCCGACAAAGAGTAGCTGCGGGTGAAATTATAAATAACCCGTATGTGCATACCTGGTACAGCTGGACGCAACCTGACGTGGATTGGAAGGGTACAAAACCCTCCGCTTGTCCTTCAGTTGTATATAAGGATTATCGCTTCAACGGTGTAAGTTATGCACCGGTGGGTGATATCCTTCCCCTAAGTAACGCCCTCTTACAGGCGGCGTATACTGAAGCAAGCACAAAAGCTCGAGCGAATCTAAACGAATCGATCGTGCCTGGGCTTGTTATTCTGGGGGAACTCCGTGAGACAATAAATCTTTTCAAGAACCCGTTAGGGGGCTTGACTAAGATAATTGGGAAGACACACAAGAGTGGTAAGCCTAAGAAGGCCCAAACCGCTCGAAGTTTGTATGAGCAAGCCAAAAATTCCTGGCTAACAGCTAGGTATGGATGGCGACCTTTTCTTCTCAGTATTGAAGATATCATGGAGGCCACAGTGGAGCGCAAGAGAAAGCGCATCACCGCCCGAGCGTCAGCATCTGGCACAAGTACAGAGAGTGACACTCTTTCCAAGTCGGTTATGTCCCATATAGGGAGCATATGCGTTAGGGAAGCTAGTCACACTTACTCCGTACGAGCGGGTATTCTCGCATCAGTTGAAAGCGATGCGAACTATACCGCAGGTATTCGCTTACGCGATATACCATCGGCTGCATGGGAATTAATTCCATACAGTTTTGTTGCGGACTGGTTCTTCAACATTGGAGACTTTGTTGAAGCAGTCATTCCGAGTGGCAACGTACAGATTCTGGCAGAGTGGCTTACGTCCGATGTGATTAGTCATCAAACTGAGACTATTACACCTGGGCAATATAGCGACTATACTGGGAAACCTACGTCACCAATCTCCGTCGTCTCCTATTACAGAGTGAGGAGCCGTACGACCGCCCTTCCCGCGCCAGGGATAACCTTTAAGTCCAAAAGTATTGCTGGACTTTTGAGTTTATCTGACTGGCGTGTGTTGGACACATTAGCTCTGTTATCTGGGAAACGCCCAAAGGGTGCAAGGCGATAAAGCCTTAACACCCTAAAGCTACTTCCTGTTTATCTTTCTGAGAAGGAAGTGTTAATGACTATTACAGTCAACACGAGGGCATACAACGCAGACCGCGTTGCTGCCGATTCTGTTGGGTATATTGGCCCAGCCCATACGTTTTCAACACCTGATACTTTGATGTTGAAGCGCACGGCTCCCAAGGCGACATCAGCTTTTGCTGGTGTTTCCAGGGTCTCAGCAAAGTTCTCCCGAAGTGTTGTCCTTGCGGACGCCACAAAGGGTACAGCTATTGTTGAGGTGGTCACAAGCCTGCCAGTGGGCATGGCGGAAGCCGATGTCGATCTCATCCGTGATGATATGGGAGATTTTCTCCTACTCACGGCGGCTGATGACTTGTTTTTGAAACAGGACATCAACGCCTAACCCCCAAGTCTGGGTTTTCCAGGAAGGGGTTCGGGATAGCTCTTTAATAAGTCGAGCTACACCCAAGTGAGGCCTATAGCTTTCGGTTTACGGCTTCGCTTCACCAAGGAGTAATCCTCTATGAACGTAACAGTAAACTGGACAAGAGTCTCGATTGTAATCGGGATCTTGGTCGCTTACACAATGTTTTGTGGGGGTTCCCGCAGTCCTGATTGTAGTCCTCTTACTTACCTGAAACTCTTTAAGAGCTCAGGTCAGGTGGAGTCTACGTCATGAAGTGCAGAACCTTTCCAAGGCGTTGTGCATCAAACGACAGTCTGTTCACTAATGCTGGTGATTCTTTTATTGCCAGCACGGTGGGCAGTTCTGACGTCGGCGGCGATAGGTATATCGTCATCTACAACTCGAAAGGAGAAGCGCAATGCTTGACTCCAAAGGCCAGAAATCGCCTATTTCCGGCGATATTGGTCGCAGTTGTGACATTTATTCTTATGTCATTGCTGCCTATGTAGAAAGGACTGAGATTCCAGGTCTAGATAAAGATCTTTGGCTCGGGAAAATTCGAGCTCGAGATTTTACGTGGATTCTGGAAGCTGCTGATTCTTTGAGTTCTACAGTGTATCAAACAGCGACACACCATTTTGTCGCGAATCAGCTGGCTGCACTTGTCCGAAAATACCCCTTTACACGTTCAGAAATTCCTGAGATCGACCCTGATGCGAAAGCATTGGAGAAGTTCTTGAGAACTGAACATAGGTGTAAGAGGGTAAATACTCATTTTCGCGTTCAACGCGTTATGAGGGCACGCTACTCCCTTGAGAAAGCGAGTATGCGTACGTATATTGCCCGGATCTTTGGAAACATTGATCTACGGCTGATATATGACAAGTGTGACTTCGGCCCCGGCGCGTCCATTGGCATACACGGAATTGGTACGAACCTAGCTAGGAAATTAACTAGCCCGGTTTGGTCTGTGTCACCAAGTGCCGCCAAGTACTTTAAGGGAGCAATGTGGAGAAACTTTCACATTGCTGAGTACATCCTTCGTAAATCGGATGACTCAATCTTTTGTCTCGATAAAGAACTTTTCGATTCAAGAGTTGAGAAACGCCTTGAGTACTGTGGATATAACAAGCTTCTTTTTGTGCCCAAAACTGCGAAGTGCAGTCGCACTATTGCGGTTGAACCCCTTGGTAACTCGTTCGTGCAGAAAGGTGTAGATACCTATTTACGGGAGCGCATAAAACACGTTTCCGGGATAGACCTCACCGATCAAACACGCAATCAAGCTCTCGCATTCAGCGGGAGCCTTGGAGGGTACGACCCGTACGTAACGATTGATCTGTCCTCTGCGTCTGACTCAGTTTCTATCGAGTTAGTGCGGGACATACTTTCGCCAGAATGGTTCGCTTTCCTCAACGATTTGCGTTCTCCATCGTACGTTCTGAATGGGATTGAACACCCCTATCAGAAGTTTTGTTCGATGGGCAACGGGTTCTGTTTTCCTCTTGAGACAGCCATATTCTTGGCTGCCTGCCATGCAGTCTGCGAATTGAGCGGGTCAAATGATGACTTCTCTGTTTATGGAGACGACATCATCATCCGTCAATCAAAGGCGCTCGTCCTCCTGGAGCTGTTAAAAGCACTGGGGTTTGAGATCAATCCTGAAAAGACCTTTATTTATGGTCCCTTTAGGGAGTCGTGTGGCGAGGATTACTTTGAGGGTAAGGCCGTGAGGCCCATCATACTTGACGAGAGATTTGATTCTATTGAGTCTCTTATCAAGGTCCACAATCAGTTCTACCGCAGTCCTTGGACTGCGGATATCGCTGAATTTCTTAAGCTTTACAACTTAGTGCCTTACAGGAAGCGCCTTATGCGCGACGTGCAAGGTACGGTTGATTCGGCTTTTGAAGTGCCGAGGGACATTTTCATGTCTTCGGCGTGGGCCCGTTGGAATCAAGCAACCCAGTCATGGAGTTGGAAAGAACTACTCCATCTTGGGAAGAGTGATCCAATTGGCAGGGGGTTAGCAAGCCCCTTACTTATGATGGCGGCTGTCCGGGGATCTTCCTCTGATAGTCCGTTTACTTACCGTCGGTTGACGGTCACAAGGTCCAGATTTGTTTAACCTGGACCCACAACCAGCTATTGAAAGTCGGTTGTGTGCTTGGTCTTGAGCGCTTTAAGCCCTCATGATCAAGTTGGAGGCGAA